AATGGAACAGAATACTGCAAATCTTTTGGTGATTGTAGTAAGGATGAATTAAGTTCAGTGATACAAGAGATATTAGAACTAGGTGATGAATTAGGATCTAATCTTCGTTAGTTTTTGTTAACTTTATTTCTCCTCCTGTAGGATCTATAATTCCTTTAAAATCTTCAGGTTTTTTACCTGTTTTATCTGCTGCAGCTTGAACAATTTTTGAAATTTTATCATTAAGTGGTTCATCTGTTATGATCATTTTACCTTGTTGAGCAGCTTGTCTATTTATTTCTGTCATTAAAGTCATTAAGCACCATACTGTATTCATATAACCATCATATGGTGAATCTTTTTTAACATTTTTAAAATTAGATTGAATATGTTGCATAACTTGAACAGTTTCTTCATCTGTCTTTAAAGTAAATATATAATTTAAAGCTTCACCAATATATTCTCTAAAAGCTCCAAGTATAGGTAGATTTATAATTGCATCTTGATCAATTTTTACTACTTTATTATCTTTAATAGCATCTTGATACTTATTGTAATTATCTAATTCTTTCTGTTGTTTCTTTGTTAATTTTTTTGCCATGATTTTTAAATTTTAATAATTCAGGTGAAATACTCACCTTTAATTTTTTTATTGAAGATTCTTCAAATATTTTATTTATATCAGTAAATTGATAATCATAATTAATTCTTTTCATAGTGCAAATATATAAAAAATATTCATACAAATAAAATAAGAAAATATTTTTATTTTATATGTCAATTTGTTATCTTTGTAAACCTTTAAAAAACCAATAAAATGATAGATGATATACAGTCTTTTGTAGACACATTTGAAAAAAAATATGATAAAAAATTACAAATATTTGTAATAAATAGTGATGATAAGTTTAACATTCCTGATGAGAATACAATACAAATATTAGAAAAAATTGTAGTTGATACAATGCATGAAAATAATCCTGAATTATCGTATATAAAATCTTTTAGAAATATAAAAACAAGATTAAGAAAAGTTCTGCTATGGACATCAGTTTATTCATATTTAGCAGTAAAATTAGGTTATAGCAAATCATATGTTGCTAGATCTATGAATAGAAATCATGCAACAGTTATACATAGAATAAAGGTTGTTGAAAATTTATTATCTGTAGGTGATAAAGAATTAAAAGAAGTTTATAATGTAGTAAAAAAATCAATAAAAGAATATGTGGGAATTATTTCAACAAATCCTGAAGGAAAAGATGACACCAGATCAATTCTTAGTGCTCTACGGGATAAAAAAGAGTCTATCATTACCGTTAGATAATGTTAATAAACAAGTTGAACAACTTGTAAAAATAGGAATGCTTGAGGATGGAAAATTAACAGTTAAAGGTAAAAAAGTTATAGTAAAATTTGAAAATTATTTTATCAAAGCAAAGAAAAGAACAAATATCCAATTAATGGGTAAAAACTTTGTTAAAAGATTAAATGAATATAGAGAAGTATTTCCTGCAGGTAAAATACCAAGTGGTAAACCTGCAAGAGTAAATATTAAAACATTAGAGAACTCATTTAGATGGTTCTTTGAAAATTATGACTTCAGTTGGGATGAAGTTATTGATGCAACAAAAATGTATGTTAATGAATACAGAGATAAAGAATATATGTATATGAAAACAAGTCAATATTTTATAGCAAAAGAAGATAAAAATAAAGTTAAATCCTCAGACTTAGCAGACTATTGTGATATGATAAGAGATGGTGTTGAACCAGAAGATACACACTTTAAAGAAAAAGTTGTATGAGTAAGGCGTGGAATGGACAATATCAATCCTTTAATGAAGCACTTAAGTATATGCTTGATAGGCAGAGTGGTAAAGAAAAATCAATACAAACTCCATGGCCTAAATTTAATGATGCTGTAACAGATGGATTAGAGTGGAATACTCTTACTGTTATTGGTGGTAGACCTGGATCAGGTAAAACTTTAATTAAAGATCAAATAATAAGAGAATCTTTTGTATTAAATCCTGCAGAAGAATATAGAGTTTTAGAATTTCAATTTGAAATGGTGGGTAGAACCTCAGCATTAAGAGAATTTAGTTCTATTACAGGTAAAACATATAAAGAATTATGTAGTGCAGGAACTGTATTAACTACAGATACATTTAATAAATGTCATTTATATGCCAAAGATAGAGTTAAAAATCCTGTTGATATAATAAGTACTCCAATGACTGTAAATCAAATGCGTGAACAACTTGATATGTATATGAATGAACACAAGGGACAAAAAACAATTGTAACTTTAGATCATAGTATACTTGTTAAAAGAGCACCTTATCAAAATAATAGATTAGATATGTTATTTGAATTAGGTGAATTTTTTACACAATGTAAGCGTGAATATCCTTGTATGTTTATATGTCTGTCACAGTTAAATAGAAATATAGATAATCCTGATAGAGCCGTGGATGGTAAGTATGGTAACTATGTATTAGAATCAGATATATTTGGTTCAGATGCAATGTTGCAACATGCTGATACTTTAATAGGTATCAACAGGCCTGCCAAGCAGAAGATTAGATTCTATGGACCTGATAGATATATTATACAAGATGATAAAACATTAGTATTACATTTTCTTAAAGCAAGAAATGGTGATACAAGAATGAGTTTCTTTAAAGCTCAATTTGAAATGATGAAAATAATTGAGATGGACACACCACCTCAGCAAGAAAGAAGATAATTATGATAACTACTAAAATAAAATGTAATGTTATGACTCCAGCTGAACGTAAAGCAAAAGTAAAAGAACTTAGAGAGGAGCATGAAGAATATTTCCAAAGTGCTGGAAAAACTAATGCTCTATATATACCAAAAATGGCTTATAGACCAACCGGTAAAGATGATTTACATGTTTCTTTTTTTCCTAGTGAATTAGAGAAAGGTAAAGATATTTATACAGAGTTTGTAAGCATTAAATATGAATCAGAAGATCCTAAAAGAACTTTGTATTTAATTAAACATAATCCACATTGGAAAGAGGAATATGAATTAATTACAAGTAGCTCAGGATTTGAGAGACATATTATTCCTGTATCTGAATTAAAGGTAATAAATGATGTGACAGATAGGTCAGTTAAGGATGACATTATTCCTGGACAACTTAAAATAGATGATTTTACATTACCTAATCCAGAAACAGAAAGAGATATAGTTGACGTATTAAAAGGAATTGAGAGAGCACTATTAAGTATTAATCAAAAATTAAATAAATGAAAGAAAAAAAACTGTATGTAATAGAAGGCTATAAAATCTGGGCACACTCAGAAGAAGAAGCTAAAGAACATTTAAAAATTATAAAAAGAATATAATATGGCACAAAGTGTATTAGTGATTGCTGATTCAGGATCCGGCAAATCAACTTCAATGAGAAATTTAGATCCTAAAGAAACATTTATAATAAATATTGCAAATAAACCTTTACCATTTAAGGGTTGGAAGAAAAACTATAACAATATTTCAAAGGATAATCCTAAAGGAAATATGACATCAGCTTCATCCGCTAATGGTATTATTAAAGCAATACAACATGTAAATGATAAAATGCCTCACATAACTAATTTAGTTATAGATGATTGGCAATATATGAGTTCATTTGAATATTTTGATAGAGCAAGTGAAAAAGGTTATGATAAATTTACTCAAATTGCAGCTAACTTAGCACAGGTTGCTAAAATGCCTAAAGATTTGAGAGATGATTTATTTGTATTCTTTTTAACTCACTCTGAAGAATCAACAGATGTAAATGGCCATAGAAAAGTTAAAGCTAAAACTATTGGTAAGATGATAGATAATACTTTAACACTAGAGGGATTATTCTCTATAGTTCTATTTGGTAGAGTTAAAAAAATGGAAGAGGGTTTAGAATACGGATTTGACACACAGAACAATGGTGAAAATACTTGTAAATCACCAATGGGAATGTTTGAAGAATCCTTTATAGACAATGATCTACAGCTCGTAAAGGACTGTATTAAATCTTATGAAAATTAATCAAAAAGTATTAAAAATGAGTGAATTAAATTTAAAAAGTAAAGTTATGTTAAACACAAAAGACATGTCTGCAGGAAGTGGCAGACCAAAACCAGTATTAGGACCAGGAAATCATGTAATTAAAATAAACTCTGTTACATTTGATAAAACTCCTTATGATTCAGAAGCATATAATATTATGTTACATGTAGAAACTGAACCAGTTAAAGGAGAATTTGAAGGTTTCTACAGAGATATGCAAGATCAGTCTAAAGGTAGATATGAAGGTCAAGTAGGAAGAGTTAGAATGAGTCCATATCCTTATAAAGATGCTACGTTGCCAAGCGGGCGTGAAGTACAAAGAGATCAAGAAGTTCTTAAATCAATGATCTTTTTATCTGAACAATTAAATAAAAGAGATGCCTTAGATTCAATTGAGGCTGATACAATAGAATCTTTTATGAATCAAGCATCAAAAGTATTTTCAAAAACTGATTTCTTCAATGCTTGTATAGGTTCAAGAGAGTGGGAAAGTAAAGAAGGTTATACAAATGATGATCTTTACTTACCTAGAGTATCTAAGGATGGAGTTCCTGTTGAAACATTAAATGTAGAAAATTCTAGATTAATGACTTTTGATAGAGCTACTCACGTTAGAGCATTAGTAAAGAAAGAGACACCAAAGGCTGACAATCAATTTGAAGGTCAAAATGGAAGTGGATCTGACTTTGAACTGTAAATAATAGAGGGGGTGTAATGCCCCCTCATTTATTATGATAAGTACAAAGAACTTAGAACTAGATGAAAATAATGTTCCTAGTGCTTGGGTATTCCAATACTATTTAGATCTACCAGAAAGATTAACAGGACAGAATGTTAGAATACATTCTATCTTTAATCCAGGTGAGAGAACACCTAGTATGTGGGTATTTGTGGACAATGGAACAAGAGAATATAAGTATAAAGATTTTTCTACTGGAAACTACGGTAATAAAATAGATCTTGTGAAAGAGTTGTATAACATAGACTTCTCAAAAGCAATATTTAAAATAATAAATGATTAAAATAAGTTTACTTTAGAAGAGGGTAAGTATTCAATAGAGGTTAAAAATCATGCTAAATATAAAGTAGATTATTGTCACACACGGGAGTGGAACAAGCTTGATCAAGTATATTGGTTAAAGTTTAATATTGGCAAAACTTTACTTAGTAAGTATAATGTAAAACCTTTAGAATACTATAAAATGTCTAAAGAAGATGATGAAGGACTTAAATCTATTAAGATTGAACAGCCTAAATTATATGGATACTTTGATAAAGATGATAATGTATATAAAATATATCAACCAAGTCAAAAGAAATATAAATTCATCAAGGTAAAAGCTCATTTACAGGGATTTGATCAGTTACAATATAATGAACCATATCTTGTTATATGTTCTTCATTAAAAGATGCAATGTGTCTAAAATCATTTGGATATAATGTAGAAGTTATTGCACCTGACTCAGAAAATACTGTAATTAAACCATATATAGTTGAAAATCTTAAGTCTAAATACAAAAAAGTTATAACTTTGTTTGATAATGATGCAGCGGGTGTCAACGCAATAGTTAAATATAGACAAATGTTTAACATTGAAGGTTGTCGTCTAACTTTAAGTAAAGATATATCAGATGCTGTAAGTGATTATGGCTTTGATAAAGTGCATCATGAATTAAAAGAGTTATTAATTAAAACTTTAAGATCATGAAATGGTGGATACCGGGTAATGTACCCTCAAGTAAAAATGGAAAAAGATGGACAGGTAAATATTTAATTTCAAGTAAGACTGTAATGAAGTATCGTAAGGATACAACTAAAGTCTACAAAAAAATGGCTGCTTCTTTTAAAAAAGAATTAGCTAAACATGATTTACCTGTTGTAATATCTTTTAAATTTTTCAGAGGAAGTAGACATAAATTTGATTATATAAACCCTGCACAAACGGTGCAAGATGATATGGTAAAACACGGATGGATTGAAGATGATAACATGACATTTGTAATACCACATTTTGAACCTTATGAATATAATAAGGAGAAACCGGGTGTAGAAATTAAAATATTAAAAAATGGACAAATTAACAATAAAACACAGACTAGAGCTAAGAAAACTAAAAGATCAAAACGTATCTAAAGTTGAAATATGTTATAGTGGTGGTGGTGATGATGGTTGTATAGATGATTATACAGCTTATACAGTAGATGTTTATGGAAAAGAAAATTATAATAGAGACATAGAACTTAATTCTTTTTCTGATGCATTTGATGAATATATATATGAATTATTATCTGATACTATTGAATGGGATTGGGTAAATAATGAAGGTGGTTATGGTATGTTAGAACTTAATATAGAAAACGGAAAAGTAACTATACATCATAATCAAAGAGTTATAGAAGAATATTATTATCATCAAGAAAATAATGAAGCACTAAAAGATCTATCTAAAAACTTAAATCATGGCTCACCCATTACTGCATAGTAAATCATCAGTTAGAAAATGGGGAGGTAAAGTTGAAGATTATAATCACATACATGAATGGTTTGATGAAACTAAAGGTTGGATAGCAACCATGATGCATAGAATGTTTAGGCATCACTCTGAAGGTATTTTTGAATGTGAAAAAAAGTTTGGTAAAAGCTTTACTAACTCAGACGGTAAAACTGTCTATACAAGATATGTTGGTGAACAACATGTAAAGGAGGATTGTAATAATTACATACCTACTGCTAAAGAATGGATAGATATAATGTCTAGTAAAAAAATGCCTGTATGGGCACTTAAAACAGCAAAAATAAATGATTAAATATGGGACCACAAAGTAGATATTACACACATAAAGAGCTTGAAGAAGCATATAGTACAATAACAATGAGTTTAAAATTTTATTTAGATAATAAAAAATTAATTAATGGTTCAGAGGAAGACTTAAC